AAGTCTTTAACATTAGGAGCTTTATTCTGTGGATCATTCTTTAAATCATATGGTCCTTCAAAGTCCATAGGACAAACTAACAAACCATAACTATTAAGCTTCATTACCCGATGAGGATATTGAAAACCACACGTATCACAGATAGCTAAAGCTCGTCTGTTACTAGCCATTAGACTGCCCTAATTTTAGGTTTAAAAAAGATGCTTGCCCTTTCTGAATCCTCGGTCAATGCTCTAGCTAAAAGTTCTTCATAATTAGATTTAAGAAAGGTTAATTTAGCAGCATCTACTCCCGGCCTTTTAACACCCATATAAAAAGCTAGTCCTGCCGTAAGACAGGGTAAGAACCTTTTAGGTAGATCAGCATTCTGTCCTTCAGATTTATTAACATCCTGAAGCTCACTAATCTTTTCAATCTTTAAAACATCAGTTGAGTTTTCAGGAATAGGCCAGATAAATAATGTAGGATTATTTACATTACGTTTAATAGAATACTGGGTAGCACGACCTGTCTGGCTTTTAGCAGGAATCTGAAGATACTCCTCAAAAGAAATTCTAGTGGCAGCTATATCAGAATCATCTCTATTGATAATAACTTGTAAAGCATCAATAGTAGAATCACTCAGGGCATAACTCGTTACACTAGCCGTAACTGTTATAGCCGTAGTTTCTGTACTCCATAACAGTATACCACGATTCTGCCAATCTTTCAACATTAAATTTATAGAACGACGGGCAGACTTAGGCTCATGTCCCAAAGTCTGTTCTCCACCAAGCATCTCGGATGCTTCTTGGATTACATCGTCTATATCTAAGTTAAAATTAAATGTACCGGAAAGAGCCATTTAAACTTGTCCACCTTTTTTATAACCATGCATAACTTTATTCTGAGCAATTAGTCCACCTCTATTAGCTCGTTTAAGAGCTTCAGTGTCAGCATTAGTAATTTTCTTTCTAGGAGGTCTTACTGCTGCTAACCTTTTTTGTTTGGGACTATACTCAGAATAGGGCATTAAACTTTACCACCCTTTTTATAACCATGCATAATTTTACCTTTATCAATCATTCCTCCACCGGGACGGAAAGCAATAGGAGTTCCTCTTGGCATAGCTCTACGACGGGCAGCTTCTGATAGAACACCTGCTCTTGCTTCTTCAGCAGGAGACAAGGCTACTCTACTCATACCACCACCCATATTTCTTTTGGTAATTTTACCACCTTTATTTTTTTTCACAACACCCCCCCTTTTATGAGAACTAACTCCCGTTTTAGGATCAGTTACAGGACTACCTAACATTTCTTTAATTTCGGCATCTGTCATCGTTTGCTTTAGTTTTTCAAAAATTTCAGCATCAGTCAGTTTTTTTCTGCCTTTAGTTTTAGCAACTTTTTTTACTGTTTTACTTTTTGCACCCATTTTATTATCTCCTTACTTTTCCAAAGCCAGTACGTGCAGCACCAACTCCAATTGGTCCACCCTTTTTCTTATATTTAATTTGTCCACCTTTTTTACGATCAATTTCAAATCCTAAACTACGTAGTTCCTCTTCACTAATAATTCCCTCACCTAAACCCATTTCTTCTACAACATTTTCTTGTGGTTCAGCAAATCTACCAGTCTTTTTCAGACCCGAAGGATTTTTCTTAGTTCTTCCTTTTTTAGTAGGCATGGCTTGCCCAGTTTCTATAAGTTGCCTTCGTCTAGCTGGAGAAATTTTATCAAAGGGAAGTTCATGTTTTGATAAAGGAAATGTATTTGGACCTTCACCTACATCAGTAGGATCATTCAAATATGTTTTTCCTCTAGCTCCCATTCGTGTTTTTGGTGAACCTGTACCCAGCATCTCTTCTAATTGCTTGTCTAAAACTTTTTGCCATTTTTTAGATAATTTTGGAGGTTTAGAAGTTTTAGTCGGTTTTTTCTTCTTTTTAATTTTTTTCTCAACTGTCTCGTCTACCTTTTTCTTAGGCCGACCTCGTTTACTTTTTCTTCCCCGTTTAAGTCCGGTAGATGCTGCTCTTCCTATAGCCATTGTTCTAATCCTTATAAGTTATTTCTTTACCGGGAGTATAGTCTACAACTACATCTTCCTCTGGACCTTGAACGGCTGGGCCTTTACGAGCAGCCCCAAAGCCTTGACCAGTAGGATTACCCGTTACTTCTCTCATAGCTTTTTCGTAGGCAGCATAGCCTTTCTTATCATAAGAATATTCTTTTCCTTTAAAACTAGGCATCTACCCTCTCCTTCTATTCATTTTTTTAAAAGTCTTGGCTAAGTTAGCCTGTCTACGAGTTGTGGGATTTTTAGACTTAGCAGCTTTATTCAGTTGGCTTTCCGAAATTTTTTTACCTTTAGCTACACCTAACTTCTTTCGTAAAGCTCCCGGTTTTTTTACAGCACCCTGTATCCAATTCTTCTTAGACTTTTTCTTTTTCTTTTTTTTAACTGCCCCTCCTTTATTACGGAGTTCTTTATTAATCATAGCTCTTGAAATAGGCATTAGCTGCTCCCCATGATAACTGTGTCTGCACTACCAGCAGGACTGGCAGCTTGAGCCATGTCATCTTGTCTGGTTCTACGTGCTTGGTTCCGAAGTCCATCAATAGCATTTTTATATTCAGCTTGCCACAGTTGGACGGTATCAAAACTTTTAAGATAAAAAGATGACTCAATCATGCAAGCATAAAAGAGAGCATCGTAACAAAAATCTGAAAAATAATTAGTGGGATTAGAATCGGATAAAGTAACAGGACGTTGAACAAATGTAAGTTCAGCATCATAAGTTTGTTCTGGAGTAGGAGCAATGTAAATATTGGTATTTGTTTGCATTGCATAATATTTAGGTTCTCCTACTGAAGCTGAAACGTAGGGCCAAAAATCAAATATAAATTCTTGTGTTCTAGGCAATAAATTAACTTTAGTATCAGCCGTACCAGCAGGAGCCGATACAGAGGCAGATACTAGAACATTCAGGTTACGGACTATTCTCGTACCTGATGGTAAAGATACTACAGGATTATTAATACTCACTGTAATTGAGGTAAGAGTATTTAATCCAAAATCATCTAATTCTTTAATTAATCTATTTTCAGCCCTATTAACAATTCTAGGTAACTGAGTATCAAAGTCAGATGAAGAAACTTCTGTAGTACTTCTTATATCGTTGAGAAGCTCACTGAAGGTAGGCATTTATCTATCCATAGAAAACAGTAATTACTGCAGCACTAGAAGGAGCCGATACTTTAACAACTCCATTAACTGCAGGACCATAGTCTCCTAGATAAATATCTGCACCAGCTACTGCTTTAAATTTAACAGCAGTACCGGGAGTATTAGACGAAACTCCTCCTTGGACAACTCTAATTTGTTTTTCACCCGTAATTTGATAGACACCAGCAGCATCAGCATAAATAGCATAAATTCTAGTTTTAGTATCATTTGTATTTGTAGAGTTTAAGGTAACTGATGTAGTAATATCTACCAATACTCCACTACCAGTTCCACCACCATCAACCATTGCTGTTTTAATATTCGTAGACATATTTTATTCCCTTTAAAGATAAGAAGGAGGGATTTCTCCCTCCCTCTTATATGGTTGATTAACCAGCATTACCGAAGTAACCTCTCCAATCCGACCAGCCAAAGCTATATCTTTCTCTAGCTTTGAATCGAAGGTTACCAGTATCGAAGTCTGGCTCCATCTTGGTCTGGAGTGGTGCTCTGACAAACATCTTTGCACCATTCGGAACATTGGTCTTAACAAACCAAGCATCCGTATCAGTGAATCGACGGTTAATGTGAGAACCCTGTGGAAGCATGGACATGCTCCGAACCGAGTTCACATCATTCCACCCTGATGGTCCCGTAAGAGCCGTACCTGCTGCAATAGCAACAGTACCAGCCGAAGGAATCAAGGTTGAATTAAGCAGTGAATTTGCTGTTGCCCAGTTATCTGGAGCAATGTGCAAAGACTCTGCCGAACCACCAACAAGAATACCACGATCATCTTTAATCTTTTGGATAGCTGTAAGACCAGCTTCCAAAGATGCAAAAGAAAGATCAGCAGCAGCAAGTAGGTTAGACTGATTGCCGTCTAGTGTTGGATGAGCAGCACTAAACAAAGGCTCTCCATCACCACCATGAAAAGCAGCAGCATCGGTGAAACCATTATTAAAAATGTCTGCACCTTTAACCTGTTTGGTATTAGCCATTGCTCTGGCAAGACCTTTAGCACGTAGCTTTGCAAACGTGTCGTACAGGTTATCTTCCATAGCCTCTTCCGTAACTGCAAAGGCAAGACTTATGGTTTCATTCACATACCTAGCCACATAGCTTTCACTTGCAGTATCGAATGTAACAGCAGCACCTTCAGCTTTCACCGGAGCAGTTCCGAATCCAGTGAAGAGTACTTCTTCTTCAAAAGCACGATCCGAGTTTTCAACTTCAAACAACGGCTCATGCTCATTATCTACTTCCCCGTATTCGAGGCCGAACACGGCATTCAAACCGGGGAGTAGTTCTTTGGCAATACTAGCTCTATTAATAGCCATTTTCTATCCTCCCCTTAGTCAATCGTTATAACAGCAGAGTAAGGTTTGTTGTACTGATGATGTGCCAACCTTACTTCAAAAATTGGGAAAGCCCGGTCAGTACCTACTGACAGATCATTTCCCGGTTCGTCTTTAGCAGCAATTGGTGATGCATCAATAGCCCTATTGG